ACCTTTTGTGAATAAACCAAGAGCTGGATTAATCAATGACATAAGACCACTTAATATACTCATACCAAACTTTGATTTTGGTTTAGATTTAAAGTTAGCTATGTTCTGACGTTCTCTATAACCTAATCTGTCAGCTTGTGCTTTTTCAGCTCTTTGTAAATTAGCTCTTTGTGCATCTTTTCTATTTGCAAAATCTTGTCTAGATTCATTTGGTCCTTTACCAGAAAAACCTCTGCCTGACATGGCTTCACCACTAGCTGCTGTGTCTGCACCAGCTGCACCTGCTCCACCTATGTCTCCAAAACTATCTAGTGACATAATACCAGATGGACCCATATTAGGTCCTTTTTCTAATCCACCATGTATGTTTGCTTTTAAAATTAAATCTTTTTCTGCTTTTGTAATATAAGCTAATTCTGTTTCTGGTTTATCAGGAGATGATTTCCATTTTCTTGGAGCTTGAACTTCTGGTTGTCTACCCAGATAATTTTCTACACCACCCTGCACCGCAGGTTTATCTTTTTCATATTTTATTTTTTTATCTACACTCATTATCTTCTTCCATCCGGTTGTGCATCAAGTCTAAAGGTTCCATATCTCCAAGACTCACCTGTAGATGTGTTAGCAATTTTAATTGAAACTAATCTACCTCTAGCTCTAGTGTCTATCTTATCAGTTGTTTTTGTAACTGTAAAGGGACCAAGAGGTGATCCTACCGGAGCGTTATCTGGATAGTCATTTAAGAACAATGTAACTGTAGAATTACCACGTAAATATTTAAAATCAGGTATAAATCTTCTTACTGACATAAAGAACTCTCCATCTCCTCTGTAGTCTGCAACTCCTGTTGCCTGACCCAAGGCGCTCTTACGTGAGGTAATATCCCAATCTCCAGATCTAATAAATGCATCAATAGATGTGGTACCAGAACTATTGACTTGATCGTCACCTTTTTCATGACAATAGTAAAGAGATGAACCATACTTATTAGTTATACCAGATATTGCAGCGAACACTGGAGTTGACGTTGTTGTGTATTCAGTAGCATAAGGTTCAGGGTATACACCTTGATCTTGATATGTAGTTCTAGCTAAAGATGATGTTGTAAATATGTTTTCTGAATAGTTATACGTCACGCATCTATCTATTTGTTCAGATCCGTCTTTTGGATAAAACCAATTTATTTCTGTATATAAAGCATTAGGTGATGCGTAAACAACATCTGCTGCCCCATAGTTAAGACCTAAATTATCTCCGTCTGTACTAAATACAAAATCTTCTACTAGGCATGGTAAAGATTTAACTGTACCATCGTATACAAAAAAGCCTCCTTCCCCTGACATCCACCATACGGCACCATTTGCATAAGCTACAGCATGTTGACCTATACAGCCACAATGAGTACCTACCTGTCTTACAGAAAAAGTAAATGGTGGTCCAACAAATTGAATCACATAAGCTGCTTGATCTGTTAAACAGAATACATAATCCTTACCTTGAATAGCTGCTACAATTCTATTTCCGGTATCTAATCTAAACGACCCTGCAGTATTAGTTGAGCTTGGAGCATAAGTATTTAAATCTTCTTGGTTAGAAAATCTTACAAACATTGGATCTTGTGAAGTTGCATCACCAATAATTGTTTCGGTTCCAAAATGAAACAAATGTCTATCCCTATCAGACACAAGAGATATTCGTGTGGCTGTAGGATTGTTTGTAGTGTTAAAATTAGTAGTAGTCGTAGAAGCTCGATTTCCTCTAGGAGCTGCAGCTCCAGCATCCCACGTAAAAGTTCTACCATCGAATATAGTTGCAACTAAAACTTCTCCAAAATTATCAAGGCTCCAGTTTCCTGGATCCAGAGTCACGTTGCTTACAGTTCTAGCTGTGCCCCATGTAGTATCACCCCATAAATATGTTCCCCAACCATAACCACGTGTTTGAAACGTTGGTCCTATAAGCACATATGGTTTAACAGTAGCCGACCCTGTTCCTGATCCTCCAGGGTTTACTGCAACTGTAGGAGCTGTAATTTTAAAAGTATTATTAGTTACGTCTCTAATCTCAAAAGCTCCATCTGTAAATGTAGAGGCAGAGGTAAAACCATTAGGTGTAGCTGACATTGAATTAAACGTAACATATCTTCCATTAGATAAACCATGAGAGCTTAAATTAACGGTGCACTCGGCTGATCCTTGAACAGTATCAAAAGTAGCTGATCCCGATATCTGAGCTTCTAAAGGACTGATGTCATAAAAACCTTCTTCGTAGTATAAAAACAATCCTTGAGATGTTCCAATAGCTACATATTTTTCACCATTAAAACTAGTAAATGCATGTTGAGAACGAGCCGCTCCAGGTAATGTTTCTTGACCTACAGTTAACTGTTCCCAACCACCTATTTTTTCTGGTAGTCCATATCTAAATCTAACAAAATCGCCATCTACCCATTGACCTTCTGCCCCTGAATCAGTGGCTTGTTTGTTAAATCCGGGTTTAAAATTAAGTTTCTGTAGCATCGCTATAATCTACAATAAATAACGTTTATTATCAATTATTTCTTTATACAGATATTCCAGTTTAATTCAGATAATAGCACACTTAGATGCACAGTGGTAAGTTTATTCTCTCGTAGATACTCATGTAATTCAGGAGCATCTATAATAACGTATTCACCACCTAACTCGTACACTATTTTATCTGCTTTGGTTGCAAAAGAACCATATTTACCATAAGGCCTAAGTGGTCTTAAATCAAATTTTAATCTCTGATTTGTTTTATTTCTTAATATACCTTCAATATCCCACATCTCCTTTTTTTGTTGCATAGGAGTAGGGTAAGATATGTCAATTAAATATTCTTTAAATTTCATTATGTTTTAAATAATAAATTACCTGCTACAGTAATTCGAGTTTCTTTTCCTTGAAAAGGATATACCACATGTTGAAGTGTAGATGGAAAAATAGTTACAACACCTATATCTTCTTTTGTTAAATTAAATCTATGACACATGCTTGTTCCGATTGTAGATAAATAGTGAAACTCAAATACAGATTCTTCTGGTAAAGATACATATACATTATAACTAAACACCCCTGAATGTTTATGTAAGGGAATATATTCATGAGGCTTTTGATAATTTATCCAAGGCTTACCAAAAACAATAGGTAAATTTTTATCTAAAAAACCCATATTACCAAGATAAGGTTGATACTCTTTAGTATATAAGTCTAACATATCATCAATAATTTTTTGAATACCTTTAAATACGTTTTGATTTTGTAAATAACAATGTGGAGCTACTCCAGGTTTTGTTAAACCAGATACCATTTCTTTTTTATTAGATGTATTTGCACATTCTTTTTGTAATTCAGTTAATACATTTTCAGGTAGTTTAGCTTGCACAAAACCAAAATTATCTAAGTCTACTTTTTTCATTGCCAGTTTACCACTATGTTAAATCTACATTGAGAATTTGTATGTGTTGTACTTGAATGTTTTATAGAAGGATCATGAAATAAAGCTCTATTTTGTACCGCTTCAACAAATGTTCCATCCTCAAAAGATGTACCACCATTACAAGAATTAAGCGATAAGATTAATCCTTTATGATTATAATTATAATCTGTATGTAGTCCATGATTTTTTATTGTATTTGACTTTGGATAAACATTTAATTTACATCTAATTAATTTATTAAGAGCTAAATGATTAAATAAATGCTCTTCTAAAACTTGATAGTAGTCACTTAATTTTTGTTCATCTTTATAAAAAGTATGAATAAAAAAATAGTTTTCTGCATCATCCTCTACGTCTACAATAGCGTTAGAATAATACAAAGGAAAACTAGTATTAATACATGTCTCAGAAATTTTTTTAAAATCTTCTGGGGGTAAAAAATTATCTATTACTTCCATAACGTGCTGTATCAAATATTTCTTTTGAACTTTCTTTACATCTTAAATTTAAATTTAAACTAATCCTTTTTTGTTTATTTATTGAAGGATGTGGCATATGATTTAATGTACTAGGTAATATTAAAAAGTCAAAATTTTTAGGATAAAAATATGTCTTAAATCCTTTTTCAGGTATAAGTTCTATTTTATTTTTTGCAGGGTCTGGTACTTTTAAATATAAGATACCTGTTATCTGACCATCGTTTTCATGATTATGGATATTAGTATCATAAGTATTAACGTCTGATAAACAACAATAACATTTAAAATCTAAAGAACTTATTGTAAAAGGATTTAGTTTTTTCCTGCATTCAGAAATAAATACATTATATATGTTATGTAAATAGTCAGTGTTTAAAAGAAAATTATTATGTACATCTACTTTAGGTCGTTGTTCAATACACTCTATTAATAAATCTAAATAATAATCTTTTATTTCTTTTTCTACATTTACGTAAACAATATCTTTATTCATTTTTAAGTATGCAATCTAATGGAACTCCTAAACCACTTCTACCATCATAAAGTCTATGTTGGTTTTCAGGTTTATCTATATTGTAATGTAAAAAAACTTGACCACATTCTTTACCTTCAAAAGGTTCTCTCCAATGTTCTTGATCGATACCTTCATAAAGTAACATATCTCCTTTATTTAAATCTATTTTTATTCCTTCAAGATATATAGGCCATGGATCACCACCTAAATTTATTGTAGAAGAAACTTCACAACTCATTCTGTCTTTATGTTTTTTTAACTCAGCTCCTGTTTCATAAATTCTTGCATATGCATAAGTAGGTAAAAGTTGATAACCTGTTACTTTCTCAACTTTATTTTTTAAATTAAATAATAAAGTTTCCATAGCGCAGTCGCCGTAAATATTAAAATTATCTTTTATTTGACTATCTCCCCACTTTCCAAACATTGTTTCAAAAGGAGATATATATTTAGTTTTGTGTAATAAATCTGTAGCAGCTCTTCTAATAACTAAATAGTCGCCTAAAAAATCTGCCATTTCAGTAGAGATAATTTTTTTAATAACAGCGTATTTATCTTTTTTATAATTATATTTCATACAAACTTCTTTCCTAAATTCCAACATACTAAAGAGTATCTTACTCCTTTTGTAACTGGTTTTACTCTATGCCATAAACTAGAGGGAAATACAACAATAGATCCTTTTTTTAAAATTTCTTTACATTGAATTACATGTTTATCTGGATCTCTTTTTTCTGGATGATAGTCTCTAGTATCAAATTCAAGTTCTCCTCCTTCATATTCTGTTTCATCAGTTAGCTGACAAGTCATAGATATTTTTCTTATTGTGCCATTTTTATTAGCTTTAGGTAATAAATCACAATGCCAATCATAAAATTGATTAAGATTGTATTTAGTAAATTGCACCGTTTCAGATCTATCCCATTGATAGTTCCAACCAGCTTCTTTATTTGATTCTTGAACAAATTCTTGTAGGACTCTAAATATCCATTTTTCATCCAACCAAACAACATTAGAGTCTCTTACTTTTTTAAGATCTTTAACACTTTTATATTCGCCTACTTTAGCCATTTCCTCTTGTTTGTTTAAAGCAAACTTGACTACATCATCACAAAATTTTTTAGGTAAAGCTTCTTTATAATATCTGTATACTTGATCCATTAAACTAATTTATATAAAAAAGTAAGTAAAGTTCTATCATCATCACTTGAGTTTCTAGATAAATGATAACTTATCGTAGAGTTAAAAGTTACAATAGACTTTGGTTTAAGTGGTAAATAATAACATTGACGCTGTCTAACATTATCATCGTAATGTAGAAAAAGAGTACCTTCTCCTGAAACCATATATAAACTTGTATAATCAGCGCTATTAGCCGGTTCTATTACATTATTACGAACTGCTGTTAAGCTAGGCTCTGTGGGTCTATGTAGACCACCAAAATAAGCTATCGGTCTTAATGCTATATTATGATAACAATAAATACTTTCTTTTATATAATCTTTAATTCTGTCATATTGATTATCGTATTCAAGCGGAATATCTTCAAATAAATTAGATGCTTCAAATTTAATATTATCATAAGCAGTTTTAATTTTTCTTCCTATACTAGGATTATCTACAATACACGCTTTAGCTAAAGTATCTTCAATAATTATTTTTTCAGACAAAACTGTCTTTTTACTTTCCATCTATGTCCTTTCTAAAAAATCTAATTAAGCTTGATCGTGAGCTCTTGCTTCTTCCCAAGCTTGCGTAGATTCATTCCAATCGTAATTTGCACCATTCCAATCATCAGGATATGCCACTGGTGGCTCCCATAATCCAGAAGTAGTGTTTAAAGTCCAACTTGCATGAGGTTGATCTTTGTGAAAAATATCATTTGCTGGGTCATAAGTATAACCTATAGCAGCAAAATTTGCTCTTAAAGCTTTACCTTGATTAGCCGATGCCGTTTGTCCATTTTCATCTTCAACATAGTGAATACCACCATGAGTATTGTAAGATGTTTGTTTCCATTTATTAGCATCCCAACCAAAAATATTTTGTAAATATGACTGACCAGCAGCTTCTGTTGGAGCATCATTATCGCTCACAACAACCACTGTTAATACTTTGTTGTTATCATCTAACTTCGCAAAATGAGCCATTGTTATGCGCCCACCTGTAACGTTCCTGAGGAAGTAAATTCATGAATAGTGTCAGAACCACTTGTAGTTTTAGTTCCTCCAGTAATATTTGCTGGAGCGTCCGCTGTTGTATATCTAACATAGACTACACCTGAACCACCACTAGGAGTTTGAGATAATGTTCCACCAGATCCTCCGCCAGTATTTGCAGAACCGGATGTTGATGATTGACTTGGATTAGATCCTCGTCCGCCACCTCCTGATCCTCCTGGTCCTCCTGGACCATTACCAACGTGTACCGCAAAAGCAGCAGCTCCTCCGCCGCCACCTCTTGCTACTGGACTTCCAGAAATACTTGATGTGTTTCCAGCTCCTCCGCCACCGGATCCTCCTAAAGTAGCGTCAGCTCCTTGGCCTTGAACGCCTCCTCCACCGCCACCGTAGTAACGTGGGAAAGTTGTAGCTGGATCATTTCCTCCAGGCTGTCCTTCAGGTGGAGTATAACCACCTATATTTCCTGTCATTCTATCTCCGCCACCGTTATTTCCACCACCGCAGCCGCCTGGTCCATTTACTCCAGAACCCACACCACCGCCTGATGCTGATATAATATCAATTGAAGAATCTGCGCCTTTAGCGTCAGGTCCACCACCGGCACCTACTGTAACGGGAAAATCTTTTCCTATAGCTAAAGAAATTGGAAGTGAATTATTGATAGGGGAATCATAAGAGTTTCTTTGTCCTCCAGCTCCTCCTGCTGCCATACCAGAATATCCACCGCCACCGGCTTGGACTAAGTATTGCATGTCGACTGTTGGTGCACCTGATGTTTGACCAAATCCTTTTGATCCTGCTGCTCCGAAACTTCCTAATAATGGCATAATCTTTCTCCTCCTAATTTATTATGCAAACTGAGTTAGAGACGCTAATGCTGTGAATGTCGCTGAACCAGTTTTGATAATTGTGTATGTATAAACATCAATAGAATCCGTATTACCGGCAGTTGGAGCTGCTCCACCTTGCCATTCAGGAGTAATTGATGAACCATCAACTTGAACTGCACTATTGTAATAAGCTGTACCACCTTGTGGCACTAAGTGTGCAATTGTTACTGATTCACCTGTGTCCATGATTGAGTCTAATGAGTTTGATCCATCACCTCTAATATTTAATGTCCAGTTAGCAGCCGCATTTGAAGTGTAGTTTAACACTGCTTGAGTAAGTACATCATAAGTTAGTGTACCTGTAGCCGCTGTAGCTGAAGTTGTAACTTTTTCCGCAACACTTTGAATTTTACCTTGACCATTGAAAGTTGCTCTACCAACTCCTTTTGGTGTAAGAGTTAAATCAATATTGCTGTCTCCACCAGTCGCTGCTATCGAAGGTGCATTACCTGTAGCTGCATTCGTTAATGTAAACTCATTAACTGCTGATCCAGTAGTTACAAATTTAATTTGTTCATTAGAACTTTCGTCTAAAATAGAATTACCACCATCGATAATGATGTTGTTTCCATTTGCATCTAAAGTTCCTGAAAGTTGTGGTGAGAAATCAGATGACAATTCTGTAAACGCTGTATCAACAACATTTGTTCCATCTGAATAAATCATTTTAGTTCCTTTGTCAGAAGCTGACCAAGTTACACCAGTGCCTGAAGTAGTTTTGAAAGTTACTGTGTGAGCACCAGTAGTTGCATTATCAACTATAAAAGTTTTTTCAATTGAATCAGGGATAGTTACGTT